CTATTTGGCCTCACAGCTACTTACAACTTCTTCTTGCCGAGTGACAAATGTAGTTTCAGGCCGTTGGTATTTACCATTCACATAATCATTGGCTACTTTCTTATAGGTTAGCCCACAAATCAAACCGCCTTCATCAAGAAACCGGGCATCATATTGATTAGCATCAATGACTGGATATCCCCGAAATTCTTCCGGAAGAACATTCTCAAAAACAACAGCCACACGATAACCTTTCTTCAGCAGTTCTTCACAAATTTCCCAATTTTCACCACTGTATGAATAGGTGACATCATAGTTGCTATATTTTTCTGAGAGTTTTGTATGTTCATAAACCTTCGTATAGTCGTAGAACTGTATGCTCTCACAGAACTGGAGAATATTTACCCCCATCAGGGTAAATTTTTCCGGTGAAATATCAGAAGTACAATTCAACCGGACTGCAAATTTCATATTGGCAGCATCCGCTTTCCTTTTAGCTTGCCTGATTTCATGAATAAGAAGTTGCATAAACGTGTCTTTATCCTCAAAAAACAGCTTCGTTTTTTTGATACGGGATTGCTGTATGGGACCGCCCTCTTTATATGTCAGCAGTTCAATCTTATTTCTACCCGAACCATTCAGGCAGTACTTACAGCAATTATCAGAATTGGAGCAAACATTATGCCCACTAAGGTCTCTTGGGGCGAGATACAAACCATAGGTTAACACATTCTTATGCGTTAAACTCTTGACAAGTTTTGGAGAAGAATCACAGCACCCCAGGTAACTTATTCCAAGGGTTCGTTTTACTTTACTGGGACTAAATTTATCCATATTGTATAAGTATTAATGTTTTAGTGTTAGTACAAAAAATGTCCGAACCTGATAGTCCGGACATAAACAAAGTCATAGTATGAATTATAACATTCAATATGGCATCTCTCTTTAGGCTTTACCACAATCAAGATATAGTGCAATATCTTTAGGTTTCAGCCGATATGATGAGTGTTGTTCTCTCAGCCGACTTCTCACCCACTCTACCGGACAATGCCTTAATAGCCACATATCTATGCTGTTTGGAAAATTGGCTACAGGCACCCCAAAAACATAACTGGAGAAAGTAGTATCATAATGTTCCAAATCCGTATACAAGAAGTCCATTATTGACTTCTGCGTCTCCTTTTGACACATATGGTCAAACTTATTACACCATTGATAGAAAATGATAAAATCTTTCTTTGAATAGCAATACAGCTTGTCGATTGCGGCCATATAATTTCTTTTTAATTTAGTTTTCAGTGAATTTCCAGTATCCATAATCAGAACCATCTCCTGGATGAGAGCAGAAGCTATACCCATCGGGAGCGTATGAGTCCAGGGTATCAAACAGTGATTCCAGCAACATAATCGCCTCTTCGCTATTCCACCAGTCCGATGCTTTATCATCAGACGCATACGCTGGTACAGAGTTCATAAGCTGTAAATATTCAGGAGTATCACAAAGAACCTCCATAAATACCGGAATCAAATCCTGTAGTCGCATTGTGGCATGAGATACACTTGCATCAAGGATAGCATGTATCTTGTTTAAAGTTCTTTTGTCGGTAAACATTCGTTTTTAATTTGATTGATTAAGTTTTCACAACAAAAATTCCATTCTCTACTATCTAAGTACGGAAACTCTCTACTTAAATTGATTAAGACGTTTAGACTAACGAGCAGATCCGCTTTCTTTATGAGAGGAACTATATGCCTAAAACACATCCATGCCTCCCCACGAAGAACAACGCTGCCCCAACAATCATTATAGATAAACTTCTGCCGAACAGATTTCTCTGGGAAATATCGCTCTACTATAACGCTAAGAGGTGCGTTCCTAAACTCCGGATGAGGACGGAATACTTGGCTATTATAGTCACGAATCTTCATAAAGATATCATCTCCTTTTATATAAATCAGATTGGAGGCTTTTACATTGTTCTGTCTCCCATATACATAAGGTATACTGAAAGCTTGACAGATATCTTTGATTTCAACAGGTTTAGATAGTTTAGGTTCTCCGTATCGCCTTTCACTAAGCATATCAACACGAATATCAGTATGGTATATACTGAGAAAATCATTAATATCACCCAGAGTCCATAATAAAGAATTTTCCATCTTAAATTGTATAGTATGTGATACTTCTCTATCCTTAGTTATCAGGTACTTAATAATGAAAGTTCCTGCTGGATGATTATAAATGCAACCTTTATCGCACTTATATGAGGCATGTTCTTCCAACTTTAAAATGATATCAGGCTTGATCATGCCGCCTTACAATATTTTTCGAGATATACTGCAAAATTGATGATAGATTCCGTAGTAAGGGTTATCAGTTCAATCTTATTGTCGTTATCATCCAGAATGGTTCGTTCCTGTGAATCAATACTCCCTAACTCACACTGCATAATCCCGGCCCAGTCTGCATCGTAATCGAAAGTGAAATTAAGTGCCCCGTACTTCTGAGCGCTTATTTCCTTTTCATACTTTTTTGCAAGGGAGAATATGTAGTCTATAGCCTTGTTACGTATATATCCATATAGGAAATTGACATCTTTCAAGTCTAAATTGTCTTTCTCGTTTTCATCTTTCAGTTTGATTTTAATACGAGTCAAGACAATTACAGAATTAAGTGCATCTATTTTTTTCTGATATCCATGACAGATTTTCCTGTGCAGATTAATCTGAATCCGTGCTTTATATTCTTCTTCAGTTAGCAGATATTTCATGATGTATAGTTATTGATTGGTTTCCGGTTCTTGAGAAAAATCATCATATAGCATATTGAGCAGTCCATACAAAATATCTGGCAATAACTTGTCAATATGAGTTTTTTCTCCACCTTCTATGGTGATAACTCCGCAGCTTACGATACACTCCATCAATGCTTCACAAATCTCTCCTTTGCTGTCACGATAGTATATAGATCTGTCCACATCATTGATATCTCCTCCTTGTTTATCCACGAGGGAGAGTAAAAGCCTTTTGGCATTTTTCTGCATACTTTCCAGAAGTGATGCCAATTCTCCAGTCTCGGAGTGCTTGTCGAATTTTCCGGATTGGAGGATATACTGAGTTTGAAGCTCATCCGCAGTCGTTTTCAAGGATGTAATCTGCTGTTGATATTCCTTGCATACCTTATCATGCTCATTTCGAGGCATTGTCTGACGAAGTTCTTCGTCTGATAGTACATAGTCCATGTTTTTGTTTTTTATCAATTATACCTATTCAGTTCGATATTGGTAACATCTGATGTTACTCTCTGAGCATAATGCAAAATTGCCTTTTATCGTAGGAACACGGCAAAGCATATTTTTCTTATCCAGGAACCTACAACCTTTACATGTCCCCATGACACGCTTCTTTATATCTATGGCTGATATGGAACCCACGGGAACGGGAGCTTTCAGGGAAGAAAGCATAGTAGCTATGACAGTTACCTGGTTCACATCCTCTATACTTGTCATATAGGTTTCGCCATTTCCATCTTCGACGAAAACCGTGAGTGACTGCATCTTGTTTTTTATTGTCTGATTCATACGTTCCTAACTTTTCCTTGATTTTTAATTCTCTTTAAATTCTGACTATCGGGGAAGATTCCGTAACTCCCAATTACCATTTCTCTTATTGATTAGGGACCAATCGATTGGCAACTGAAAGCTAAGTTCCTTATTAATCCTCACTTTCTTCTTCAGAATCATCAGTAATTTGCTTAATACGCTCATTTGCATATATTTCAACTGCTCCCCAAAGTTCATCTTCATTTATGACGATTTTGTCTGCAATGCGTTCAATCTCACCGGAATCTTCTTCAGTGACATCGTAACCATGCTCACGCATCGACTTTACAGTCAGGGCGTCAACAGGAAAGTATTTTCCCTGTTCTGTAATGCCCTGTTTCATCTCCTCTATAATATGTCGCTGCTCAGGCGAAATATCTTTTATTGTTTTTTCCAGTTGCTCAATTTGAGTGAGTAACATGGCTGATGCAAAATTCATAGGCTATTTTTGTTGTTATTTGTCTAAATCTAATACTTTTCCAATAAAGGACACTACATTAGCATAATCGACAGGACATACACTAAAGTTTTCTTGTTTTTCACAAGTATCCTGATTAATCCCATCCACATAAATATCAACATCTTCTATTTCTGGACGGTCCAATATGTGAATGGCTGTAATACTTACATTAGGGTAACTTTCGTGCCCATCGTAGAAGATTGCAGTTATCGGATATAAATCTTGGTCTGTATCGTTATCCTCGCCATCCTCCAGTTTTGGTTTGAAGGTGATAATTCCGCCGTGACTTCTCACGGTTTCAATGATGAAATTCTTTTGCTTTATCTCCAGTTCCTCTGTTAAAGATAATAGCTTTTTATAAGATTGTTCTTGTGGCATAATTTACAATATTGGAATAATAGTATCTTGAAAAGAGAATACATTCGACTTGAAAGTATTGTCACCGTTTTTTAGCATAGATAGCTCCTCACATTTAGGTTCGGATGTAAAAGTTAGATAGCAATCCTGCCTTTCATCGCTTACTTGCAGGTCGATGATAGTGAAATGATAGATGTTTCCTGTAACGCTGCTCTTGCAATCATAGGTCTTCCCTTGTTCTACGAAAATAGTTTTGGGATCAACAACTTCTTTCCAAGATCCTCCATCATTAGATACCATAATTTCACGTCCAAAATGAAGGTCTGAGATAAGTCCTACCTGCTCATCCTTTCTCAACTTGTTCTGTAACTTCCGGATTTTTTGTGGAGTTGAACTGCCTTGAAGTGCAGAATTGTTGTTGTATATAACGTAAATACCAGTCATGTAGAGTTGAGATGCCATGGAACATTCATTCCCATCTTTACCCTTAAATGAATGATAGGTGTGATAAGATACTTTCATAATGTTATCAGTTTGCTGTGAGTGCATATTTGTTTAGTGAAAACAGAATGTCTTTTATTGGAAGCGCAATAGCAGTACATTTTTCTTCACTATATTCTTCCATATGCTTGTATGCTTCAGGGAAGCCTTCTTTCACCCTCTTTATTGTTCTTAAAGACATGAGAGTTGCAACAATTGATTGAATTGTCTTCTCTTTCTCTTCTTTAATTTCTTTTATCTCAGTTTCTAGTTTTCTAAGGCGTTCCATATCCTCAATGCCAATTTGAATATCGGGATACAGTGATTTAGTCCCCGGAAAAAGTGGCAAGCCTTGCACCAGCATTTTCCAGTTTCCATGACATACATAAACATAGTAAGGGGCCATAAAATAGCTTTGACACTTTTTGAAGCAATCGAGTACATCCTGAGGAATAGTGGGTATGATTGCTTCGTACGCAATCTGGTTCAATTGGCCTCTTAGTTCTTCTATCTTTTTAGTGATTGGTTCTACCATCTTGATGGCAGCCTGTTCGGCCATTGTTTTTGTTATATTCATAATGTTTCTAATTAGTTTTTTATTGGTTATTTTAGTCATCGTATCCCCAATGGTTAGGAATCAGGGCAAAATCAGAGAGCCATGCATAGATTTGTCAAACCGTGATTCAGGAGGTTATCAGTAGACAAGCCAGCCAGCAACTTGTCATAAGAAAGAATCATTCTATCAGAACAAACATAAACAGGCGCAGTAACGTCAAACTCTTTATTATCCCCGCCCAAAGCTTTGAAATCTACTTTGGTGACTTTTGAATAGTTCGTTGTAACACAAATTAAAGTAGAACTCATCGTCTTTATCGTCGTTGTATTCATCTGAAACTTCATCCGGAGAACGAAAAGTAAAGAATCTCAGAAAAGTTAGCTCGATGGGCTTGCCGTTAGAGTTTATCTAAATTGTTGTCCAGCGGACGCATATGCTCAGAAAACAGTCTGTAATACAATGGAACACACACCACATTTCTATTTCTTTCAAGAAGTGATCTTCATCATCATTTATCAGATGTTTTGTATCATCTCTCTTGTAGAAAATGTTTCCGTTTTTCCATTCCAGCCTGTCAAATGCTACAAACGGTTCGATGCAATGCCGAAAGGTTTCATACATGTATTGAGTCAAAACATCAATATTTATAATATTTTGAATGAGAGGATTTTTTATGTTCCAATGCGTGCTGCCGCAAAAGAGACAGGGTTCTCCAGCTTCCTTCTTAGGAACATAGCGCCTGCAACCGGTGCAGAAAAAACTGTCATTGGTTCCTTCCCATATCCGTGCTTCTTTGAGTATATTCCTATAGTTCTCATGCGAGTATATTTCTTTGTTTCTCATTACTTTTCTCCTTTCAATTCGGTTTTTATGCTAAAACACGGATGTGTCGGCAGGACATATTTCCGCATCGGTATCGATAAGTTTATGTGCATATCTGTCCGATGGGTATTTTTTCTCTACCTTGAAAGTAGCTGCAATGTAATTGGTCGATTCCACTGTCAGCGGTTTGCATTTCTCTGTCAAGCTCTTAACTGTTACTCCATTTTCAGTCACTAACTTGTACTTGAAAATATCAAATGTGTAATTTGCCATAATCGTTTTTAGCTTAAATCCTTTAATAGAGCTTCCTTTATGCCAAGAGACAAATCATCAATATTAATCATCGATTGCATCTCTTCGCTTTGAGTTCCGAGAAATTCTGCGAAAGCAAGACATTGTGCCTCTATACGTTGTATAATGACCTTTAGTTCGTCTTCATTCTTCGTTTCCTGATAGGCTTGCCGAAGGTCTGCGACAGGTTCGTCAAAATCGTTGAAATAAAAGTTTGCCTTTTGCATCTCGGAGAGCAATTCGATCTGTTCGTTATTGGGCAGCATATAATAAATTTCTGGTTTAAGATAGAGAGCGACCATATTGATAAGACAATCGGCAACGGTTGCAAAGCAATCGTTCTCATCGGAGTTCTGTAGGGTGGTTCCTTCTCCGATGTAGGTCCATTCTTCCGCGAAAGAGGACGAACCTGTTTTGCGGACAGATACTTCGATGGTATATTTCCTGTGACAAAATTTGTTTTCTGATTCGGTCTCACCGTCTATCCATGCAAGCATAAGCGATACTCCACCCTTAATATCATAAAAATATACTGCACCATCCTCTTCTGCCAACATGGATTTTACACTACTTTTTATCCATCCCTGAACTTTCTCTTTTGTTGTTTTTCCCATATTATTCGTTTCTGTAAAAATTGACATAAGATTTGTCAAGTGTGAATTCGACATACAACGGAGAACCGCAGCCCCAGTATGCCCCTCCGGAGTCATAGGCTCCATCATAAATAAGAGGAATATGCCGGCGATAAATCTGTTTACCGCATGCATCTTCTTTAGTTCCCACGTTGGGACGTCCCATTGGAGCACCGCGTCTACAATCGACTTTTCCTATCAGTTCTTTATAAATCTGAGTCGCAGTTGGTTTTCCTGTTCTCATAACGACATTTTAGCTGATAACACCTGGCATCGCTCCCAAACGGTGACTAACCAGTCGACATTGATGTCGGCAAGTTCTGCCTCTTCTTCCTGTTTCGTTTCAGGATCAAGAAGAATGCAGGTCATATTTTGGGGAATGATACTCAATAGCTTGTATTCTTTGTAGAAAAAAGTCCCATTTGTAACATCTGTATCCTCGACATATACACTGTGTGGTAGTAGACCTTCCGGTATAGTACTAATTGAACAAAGACGTTTAATAGTCGTATCACGTAAGGTTTCAATAACTAAAGGCACTTTTCTTTGATGTCGGGATTGTCTTTTTTGTACCATATTCCCCCATATATAAACATCATGGGCAATATCATTGAGAGATCCATTTAATGACTTTGGAAAAAACCTTGTCATTCGGTCCTTTAAAGCACTTTCTTCCGGATTATTATCATCACAAGCATCCCATGTGGCACACAATTCACCAAACCATACATATAGGTTATTTATACATCTATATACTTTTTCTGAAGTAGATTCTTGACTCATTTTTTATTATTTATTGTACAACTACGGGGTAGGACTCTCACAATAACTATATGTTTCCCTAAGCGAACCAACATAGCCATATACATACTGATTGTATTCAGAGGAAATCTTTGGAAGTGGCCACATCAACCTCTTTTGTATTGCGATTCGTAATTTATTCATTTGTTCGATTTTTCATTACATTTTTCATTAATCAAATGGCAATATTTCATGTTTAGATATTTGTTTCCTTCATCCATAATGCTACCAACAGCGACAAATATCTCTGTTTCATGACCCAAGGCGTCATACTCTTGGAGAGTGTACTCTTTTACACATATATACTTATTCATGGTTCATTCTGTTTAATATCACCGGTATAACTCGAACTTACACAATATTTTGTATTCTTATTCCCTAAGTTTTCCATTACTTTAAAAGTGATTTATGCACACTCCAATAATTGCTCAGAAGTTATTTTCAATGTTTTACATATTGAATCAAATGATTCACCACCTGAGTAATCAAGTCCAAAAATGTCTGTACTTCCAAAATAATCAATCACATCACTCAGGCGTTGAGCAAACGGACATTCCAACCATTCTCCCCAACTTACTCCCAAATAAGAACAAAAGGCATAGAGTTTCTTTTGCGCCCACCCAGAGATAAACATTTCTTTCAAATCATTTTCATTCATCCAGCCATAAGAAAATCTATCTAGTTCGCATTCATTGCGGTAAATACATTGCCAACTTCTTTTCTTGGAAACATAGCGGACTACCAACCCCTTTTCAATAAGACTGGTAGCAAGATTTATATCTACCCCATGCCATGTCAATTGTCTTGAACTTTTTACCATTATTATATTTTAATATTATTTTTCATTTTACCTATGGAAAATCTCATTATTAAAAGCCAGTAATATCCCGGTTGGCAAATTGTCGAAGCATTCAAACTGATTAATGACTATCTGTTGTGATTGACGAATCGTTTCCAATAATAGTTCTCTACTTTCATAAAAAACTACTTGTATAGCATACTCATTCCAAGTAACGCTACACAAAAATCTTTCACAGACAAACTCTGCAGCAAAAGGACCTCCGATATTAAGTTGGATAAAGGGAGCACTATTAAAAAAGCGGATAAAGTCTCCATATTCAGCCAAACCATAATAAGTATGAACTAAGTTGCCCGTTGGAGTCATGTCAAACATCCGATTGCATCCCAGTTTGCCAAAAACGAATTGGTCAAACTCTGCTTTTTTCACTCTGTCTTTTACGGCAGTTACTCGTTTAGCTGTTGCTAATTCATTCATATGCTTCTTTTTTAAGTATGATTTGTTTTCCACGAGTAGTTTATATTGATTTGTTTCCGGTGTAGAACATCTACCCTTTTACAGTTCATTAACTTTCACGGTTTTACTATAGCTTGATGAATAATGAAGGGGCAGTGAACCCCTCCATTTTGTTGGCTTGCTGATAAAATTACTCTGGAAGGGCAATAATACCGTCCTGCAGTACACCGTTTTCTTTACCACTGGCATAATATTGGAACAGGAAATCTGCGAAAGCAGCGTTCTGGTTGAGGATATTGGGGATTTCTGCTCGATTTGGCTTAAGGATTTTCGTAGCTACGTTATACACATCCCATGCTGACAGTTGCCTTTTCTCTACTTGTTTCTTAATCAGGTCTTCTGTAAAGACGGTGATCTGTGCCTGGTTCAAAGGGTAACTTTTCACAAGTTTCGACAAACGTTTGTCTTTACTATCGTGAGCAACGCGAAAGGTAGTTAGCAAACCGATGATATTGAAAATGTCCTGTGCAGACAAGATCGTTTCTTTCAGTCGACTGATACGTTCACGGTCTTCGTTCATTTGGCTATCGAATTGCCCCAGCCACTCACTCACTTTCTCAAACAACCCTTCGGTACTGACTTTATCTTTGCCAAAATTGCATGCGCTTCGCTGTGCGGAAAGTACACATTGGTTGTGGCAAATTTTTACACACGGTCCAATGGCTACCTGTATGCCGTCTTGGTGGAAGGCGATGGCGAGAGTGGTGGTCAGTTCGTCCGTTGCTCCGTCTTTGAGCTGCACAGTGGTGAATACGCGGCGCAGAGCGTGTGCTTCGACGGCTTTTTCGCCGTGGATAGCTTCGTAATGGGGGTTGATGGTGACTCCGGGGAAGTTCTTCTGCTTGTTTTGTGCAGCGAAGATTTCTTCGATTTCATAGTCCATGTTGTGCTGTTTGCAGATATCCAGTATGCGGTGGATGAGTTGGAAGTGATAGATGCCCTGTATGGGGCGTCCGGCAGTGTCATTTTCCTGATAAGTACGTTGCAGGGTGTCGAGTGTCATCACTTCTACATTGTTTGTTACGAAATCAAAAGTTTTCGGATTAGTTTCTTGTACATTCATGATTCTAAGTATTACTGGTTGAATAATATGACATTTACATTTTCTCTAAAATAAAAAAGACAGTAGATATGTATCCACTGCCCTCAAGTTTACGCTTTGATGATTTATTGTGTGATGTTTTATGCTGGTACGTTTGCCGTATCAGCTTCTTTGGGTGCTAACAGTTCCTTGGCGAACCGGACGTTGTATCTCTTCAGGTACGATTGCCAGCAACCATTAGAACTACACCAGCGAAAACCATTGTTGCTCATTTGTTGTCTTAACGCTTTGTCGGGAATCTCAGGAAAGAAGAGTTGAAGGTGATTTTCACGGCTATTCTCAACGAATCTGACTTCCCCTACATAATATTCCTTGTTTTCGGTAGCTTTCATCTTCTTGGCTTGTTCCAGTCGTTTTTTGGTGTCGCTGATTCGTCTGTTGTTATTGGTTAAAGTACAACTGGCAAATCCGATTTTACCCGTGAATGAAGGAGTCAGGACTTCATTGATTTGTTTGTCTGAAAATCCCAATTCGGAGAGTTGTTGCCGAATTTGTTCGTTCGACAGTTTTTGGGACTTGACAATCTTATTGGCGGCTTTCATGTTATCCTGAAGTTTGACCAGTTCGTCCAGTCTCTCCTGCAAACGTTCCACGCAGTCATCATCGCCTAGATAAATGGCATTGTTTTTTTCGGCAGCTTCTGCTTTACCTTCAAAATATTCAGCCGTATCTGCCAGTTTAACACTCTTATCCATATGACCACTAATCCGTTCACGATAGCGTCTGTCTGCCAAGCCATGAACCGGTTGACCAGGAGGAATGACTCCCAACATTTTTGAAGCTTGTTGATAGGCAGCACTGGATTTTGCTGTCGCACCTGCGGCAAGAGCTTTGTATCTCTCGACTCTTGCTTCCTTCTTTTCTTTACTGTTCATTGTTGATTTGTTTTCTATATTTGTTTATAATTAAGCACTTAATTCCAATGGACCTGTATATACATCGCCATTACTGTAGTACAATCTGTTTTCATACTGATTATTACGCAATTCTTCTTTAACGGCCTCATCATCATCCGCCCAATATTCGTATTCTTCATGCCAAGACTTAAAGAAAGAGCGTAAACATTTATCCATCAACTCTGCGTAAGTAGTGCCATCGTTAGGTGAAGCGAGATATTTGAGTAAGGGGTCCAAAAGTAACATATCATAGATATGTCCGGTAAAAGGGCACTCTACAGTTTTCTTAATTTTTGAAGACCGTTTATTATATCTGAAGTTTGGATAAACACCTTTCATTTTACTGAAATAACATGCCGGCTTCTCCAAATGAGGCAAAATATAATTCCTCAGAAAACGTTGAAGCAACTTACCGGATATGGTTGCAAGCTCTATATAACCTCCCTGCCATTCAAAGGCTTCGAAAGATGTCAGTTTGAAGCTAAAGGAATAACTACAATAATTAACCTCCCAATAACATCTTATGTGGAACAAGCTTTCGAATTCGTTCAACGAGTTCCTATAGTCTGATGAATACCCGTCCATAACATCTCCCATAACGTTCCAACGTTCATTCTCCACGACTTTTTTGCTTGATTCTTCCGAAAGTTCATCGAAAGAATACAGGGTAAGATTGATATGCTTCATACTTATTTCTCGTTACTAATGGTTAATGATTGATTTGAATAATTCAATGTTATGCTTCTCCGGCATGTTGGGCTTCCAATAAAAATCTACAAAATCGAGAATCTCTTCTAAAGATTCGCCTGTCTTGTTCAGCAAGATTTTGGCTGCCCTAATTTTCCAACGACAGTATTTCATTCTATGAGAAATACCCATATGGATAGCCCTTTCATACTTCTCAATGGTATCACAGATATTGATAAGGTCTTCGTAGTATAGTGCCTCTTCATTTAAGATACTGCCACTTTCAACCGTATCAACTATAAGCTGATTCTTTTCAAGCCTAATCTTGTTTAGGGCACTACTACTGGCACAGTCATACTTATTGAAAACTGCAACATCACAAGGGGAAAAACTATTTTCTTCCAATAATCCTGAAACATCCTCGTCATCCGGATAGAAGCTGGTGGTTTGCTTATACTTAAAACGAAGATATTCTTTAATGGCAGTCAACAGTTGCCTTTTCATTTTATTGTGCAGAGTCAATGCACTTTTAATCTGGTAGGGCATATCCCTTAATACTCGCTGTATATCCATGACAATTCAAGCATTAAATACAAGGTAGTCCTGTTTCATTCAGTGTTTGCACCAATTTCCGGCACATCTCATAAGATGCTTTGTTACGGGGATCGACGCCTCTGTCACGTGATGCCATATAAAGCATACTGGCTTTGACGGCGCGGAAATAGTTCTGCTGGAGCGTAGGATGTATCCTGCAAATGGTAGCGGCAAACTTATCATACTCAAAGCATGAATTATTGAGGTAGGATTCCAGCATCTTTGCAGCTACTTCTTCCCGGTCTTCATAATCATTTTTCGTCTGGCAAGCATTCAATAACGACTCAATATTTCCATATAAGTTTTTAACAGCCACGTTTTCGTTAAAGATATTGGCACAGAAGAGTATAGCATCCTCTTGGCTCGTAAAGGCACGAGTGTATTCGCTGAGACTATCCATATTAAAGGCATAGACTGAGAAGTAGCCATCAGTGCGAAGCATGAGGGTTACGTACCACATCTTTTTGTAGTCATACAATCTGAAAAAGACCGGTTTATCCGTTAACAGTTCGCCGGACATCAACCCTATGTAAAATGCAGGTGTTGCCGTTATCAGGCATTTGTTCATAGTTGCCTTCCTTTGGGCAATGACCGTTGCTCTCGATATGTTAACATCTTCTATTTCTGAAGGCTGTCCGTACAGACGTTCTATACTGTATCCGCGAACTTCTATTTCAGTTCCGTCTACTTCTATCTTATAAATTCTATCATTCATACCACTGTTTTTTTTATTGATTATTTTTTTATTTACGTTTCTTGAGGGTTATAGTCTATGATATCTCGTGCTAAGCAATGCGGACACATTTTGTCGAACCAGTCCCATATGCTAAATCGGTCGGTTCCTTCTTCCCACAGCAAGAAGTTTTGGTCAATATCCTCCTCTTTGTCAATAGGAACTTCGTCAAACAATTCCCACATCCTCCGGAGAATTTCTATGGAGCATGGACCTTCGATAATTGCCATTGCTATGTTCCATATCTCATTGATATCAATGTCCAGATATCTGGTGTAAAGCGTACAGGCAACTTGTTTATCTGTCTTTGTTGTGTATGACTCTACCCAGCGACAACCCTCCTGGCTGATGGCGATAAAGTGATGGGCTTCTTTTGTCTTCTGAACAATATAGCCTGTCCACAGCCTGTCTGAAGCGAGATTCGTAAATTCAGCCATCACAACAGAGCGATGAACTTTCTGGAACATTTCAAGTCCCTCTCTAGGAGAGGAATGCCGTATTTTCCGGTCTGTAAGGAGATTCTTAGTTTTCATCATCCTAAGATTATTTTAACTTACTAACTTTTCTATATACCGAATGGTATTGTCACTGAAGTGTCCTAAAGGTACCAAAGCACATACTGCGCCTTCCTTATCAATCACCAGATCGGATATAAACAAGTTCTTTTCTTCATCATACACCATCGGTTCTCCTTTCTCATCCGTGAGCTTTACCGTACCGCTCTGGCGTTGCATGCTTTCTTTGATGCTTTCCAATTCTTCCATTGTGCTTTTAAGTTTATCAGTTTTCACCGGGATTATTACTGATAGTAGTGGGAAAGTCCGAATCTGAAAGCAGGCAATCATCGAATAGCTCAGGGAATTCCTCATGTTTTTCCAATATCATATCGAAATCTCCACGGTCTATTGCCGCTATTTCATCTTCCAAATCCGCAATATTTTCCAGATGGAAATTCTCTCCCGAAGGGCATCCTAAAGACCATAAACGTTCGTTTGACAACGATGATAGCAGCTCCTTGCGGTATGCCTGCCAATCAATTTGTTCTTTTTTCATATTAAATAGAATTAACTTGATGGGAATAATACGGTTTTACCATACTGTAATCAGATAAATCGAAGATACTCTGAGTGTCAGGGTAGGTCATCCTTTCTTCAAAAGTCGGAGCAAAAAGACGGACTTCACAAACATAATATACATCCTTCAGCTTCTCCATATTCTCATTCACGAAATAATCTACCAAACTTCTCATAGCCTGTCTCTTTTCATAGAAAACATTGTCGCAACCACCCAAAGATTGTTTGTCAGAAACACGGAAATAGCTGAGTGTTGCAATGTGCATTTCAGCTTTCCCCGCCTGCCATGCAGTAAATAATTCGGGATTGTCCTTATCAAATTTTGGTATTGTCTGGGTTGCTATCCAGTTATCTACTACTTTACGATCCTCTTCTTGTGAATCATTATGCAGACATAGGCAACGTTCTTCACCTTTATACTCCACCAGTGTGGGATACTTATTTACAGGACATATCCGAACAAGAATCTCACCTTCTACTAAATCGTCCGTATCGACATGATGTTCTGGGTATTCGTCGACCAAGACTTCATGAGATAAGTAGTCTTCAAGTTCAGCATCCGTGTCGTTTAGTTTGTAACGACCAGACAGCTGCTCTACACTATTAACCTCCTCTGGCTCACCATCAATCCACGACAGGTGACCGACTTTTTTACATTCTGGACACTTATCTGCCCCCCGCGGTAGAAGCATTTTCTTACCGCAATATGTGCAAAATACAAAGTCACCAGTTTCAGCATATATATTCACTGTTTCCAGTTTTATGTTATTTCTTTTAGTCATGTAAGATTGTACTTTTGTGCGAAATAGTTATTTACATCCAAAATCTTTTTCTTATAATAAGGTTGGTTGTCCTTACACCAGTCGGTTAATTCTTGTTTGTTGGCAAAAGGTTTCTGTATGGCTCCGCCACTCATAATTAACTCTACCTGCCATGCAAGGTTTTCAATAAAGTCACCAACTGTCCAACCCTCGTAAATATACTTGTTCAAGTTTATTTTCATAACAATTCTTTTATTTAAAGTTTAATATATTACAGTCGTAGAGAACTAACTATTTTCAGAACTTTCCACAGTGTCACTGTTCTTATTCTTTAGATGGTGATTCTGATTCTGCGGAGTCCTCTTGACACCCGAGTTCAATACTATCACCTTCTTCAGTCACTTGATAAAAGCGATCACCTTCACCCCATTTCATTGCCTCAATATAAAGTTCAAATGCTTTTTCGAGGGTCAGCCCGTCTGCCGGTATAGAAGCCAATGTTTCACCTAAGCATACCTCACTGTGGGTATAGAAATCCTTGATATAGTTTAAATCTTTGGGATTATTTTCTTCATCAAACCATGAAATAAGAATTTTAGGATTACGCTGGTCGCTTTGGGTTATAAGTTCTCCTATAATTTGCAAAAGCTTGCTTTTGTCAATCTCTGCTTGTCGAAGATATAATTCAAAATCTTGGGCATGTTCTCCTAAATCATCTTGACTGGAAAGGTGCTCTTGTAGTTTCTGAAGCTGTATGCGCTCAACTTCATATTCATCGACATAGATGTTGTCTTTGCTTAGTCTAACGCCAAATAATTCGAAAATACACGCCAGTGCATCTTGTGCACCTAAACCAGATAGTTCCAAGGTGTAATAGTCTATCTGATTCACCTTAGCTGTACGCAATACTTTACTCATTTCCTTTTTGTCTTTTCTGAAATACTTTTGTTGTTACATATTCTCTGATAGTGACACAATTACTTTTGCACCTCCAATAATCGTAGTTCCTTTTGAATGGCAGCCCGGCACAAAAGAATCGTTTGTATACCCGTTACTTTAGAACTTTCAATCAAAAGTCCTTTCTGCACCAGGTCTTTGTACACCTCATTTACAAAGCGTATTGAAATGGAAACATAACCTGATAAATAAGGAGTTCGGATTGTGGGTATATGTATTTTTTGCGCTTCTAATTCCAGAATTTCAGATTTGAGTTTAAACAGATTACTTCGTTTTGTTTTAAAGGCAACGAGCAAGTCATTCTCTACTGATACCGTAAAGGTGCGGTAATATTCCAACTCTTCATCCGGAGTAAAGTCCTGTAATTCATTGTGCTTGTTTAATAAATAGAACCGGAATGTTCTAACGCCTGAAAGAATCTGTTCCAACAACGGCAAGTGGGTCTCCTCAACGGGACCAGACAAACAAGTAGGGTGACAATAAAGGCAGGTTTTACCCAAAATAACATCCGGGCAACCAACGCTAGCTCTTTCTGCATAACGAAACCCATTTTCCGTGAACACCTTCTTTAATTCCGCGTAAAAAGCGTCATGCTGTTCCTTAGACATATTGCCTCCGTTATACCCAGCCTCAATATGAAACTGGGTATCAATGATTTTTATAATTTCTGCCATATTATCAGTTCTCCAGATTTTCCATTCCTTTACAATAGTTTTCCAATTCTTCGGAAAAACAAATCAGAGGATCTACCATCAAATTGCTGAGGGGTACTGGTTCCGTTTTATCTTCCATAGTAATATCATTATAACTAATACTCTCAATACATCCACTGGTTACTCCAGCATCACCGAAGTATTCAACAGTAAGACTGATAGGTTTTTCCTCAGAACCAATTTTGCCTCCATGTCTTTCAACAAGGTACAGAATAAAATTTCTAGCTTCTTGACGGACACTGTAGAAGCGTGCCTTCAAGTTAGTAAGTTCAGCGCTTTCTTGCTCTTCTTCAAAGTAAATATCTTGACCTTCCATTTTGTTATATTATTTTCTTTTCAGTTGTTACGTAAAACAAATTTCCTTATACTATGGAGCGTTATCTTATTGACTATCATGGAGCATAGTCCACTTTCAGATAAAATGTTCTTCCTTATATACTCCAAGAATTTTCTAAATTATCACTATAGGCAGCAACAAAACCATTCTCTGTATGAAAAACGATTTTATCATAGTATCGTGTAAATTCTCCTACATTACTACGTTCGCACCATTCGAATAAGTTTTCACCTTCATGATTTTCACCACAGCATTGGTTTAGTATATATTGTTTGCCATTAAATTCAATCTGCTGTATCATGATGAGTGTTGAATGTCTTTTTTTATGGCTTTTGTAGCTTTGATTGCCTCCAGCACATTGTCACGGATACTTTCAAGCCAAGATAAATTTTTGAACGCTAAATCCGCATCATTGCTGTAGAGCGTAGTTGATACATTTTCAAATTGATCTTCTACATCAATGCTGATACCTTTATCAGTAAGTGACACCACGGTAACAGGTGAATCATACCAGGATTTACCGCCAAACCATAGTACGTATGTTGGTTCTTCGATTATTCCATCAAGTAGAATCTTGGAAAGTTCATTTTCCTTAAGTATCGAAATGATATTGTCGATTATATCTTCACGAAGGTTATTTATACGCCCTGTAAAATTGGGGACAACGTTGTTTACTGTTGCTATTGAGGTTTTATCCTCATTGTTACGTTGCCAACTATCAATTAAAACGGCTTTAGGTTCACTGCAATCCTCTGAATAGAAAGCTGAGTCATAACTCATACCCCTGTGAATATCTATCCATGCCTCGGCTTCTTCACGAGAAGAGAATAATGCGCATTCGGAAATAGACAGTGTACGGGAAGGATGACAATTCGGTTGGCTGACCTTGAAAGTAACGCCCCATAATTCATTCATGGATTGTAATTCAGGGAATACTTCTTCTTTATCCAGCAGATAAACTGTTTTATCGTAATCACTACTTTGAAAAATATTTTGTAACCACGTACACATTTCTACTTCTTCGTTGTCCGTAGAAGTATCAAATATGGCAGCAAAACCACCTCCAATTTGGGATACTATAATCAGATCACTATCAAAAATATCTGAACACGTAATTCCGAGGAGTTCATTAGTTGACTTTTGTCGGACAACTATTTTTTCTTTCACTGGTAAGTCACATACTTTTTTAGCAAGTTGATTGATTGATATTTCTTTCATTTTACCTATTTTTTTTAAATACTGGGAAATATTTTAATGAGGTAACCCTCCTTTAAATTCTTTTTAAAAAACAATATGATAATAAGAAGATGTGACTTCCAAATGGGGTATATCTTTATTTCTTCGATTTGCAGCCTCCTATGAGGATGTAGTCTTGTCGAGGTCATCGACATATCACATCTTTCATGGAGGCGGCATAAAATTTCTTGGTCCATCACATCGTGCCTACCAAGCAATAGCTTACTCCCTATTTACGCCATTCAGCCATCTTTTTGCTGATATCAATATTATTATCAGTCAACATTTTCTTCAGGACTGCCAACAAGCGCCAACCTTCACCGTTTCTATACATCTCTGCTTTTGCTGTAATGAAAGCAAGTGACTGATATTTATCAAGGCGCTTATTGGTATCATCAATAGCTTTGCAGTTATGAAACCGGATAAGATTTTGCATTGTGTAATACGCTCCAGCACCCTTGTATGCATCAACCCATGTTTTACTTTGAGGAGTGTCGTGTGGCATCTTAAGGCGCATGTCGTTGAACTTTTTTGCTGCGTTATAAAGCTGTGTGACATTACGTGCTTGCTTGATATGCGCTATTTCTTTATACAACGGATAGTAGATTTTATTCTGCAGGTCTGCCTTGAATATGTTACGACTTTTAATACGCTTGTAAGGCACTCCCTTACATTTTCTTTCTTTCAAAGCGTCCACATATTTTTTCAACTGTACAATATAATCTTCCGCCATAGCCATGACCACATCGACATTAAACCAACGGTTTCGATCCACGAAATTTGCAGCATCCTTATCTTCCATTTTCATCTGGGCATATAGCTCGTTCAGCAACATTTTCCACTGATATTCATAGCCTAAGCGGTGAATCATGCTTGTTACTCCCAAAGGTTCTTTAGAACGATACGATTTATAAGTCATCATATAGAACATCTTCGCCATAATCCAGCGCCGGAACAGGCGATTGTTAGGGACCGTACCTTGTTCAACGATTTGATTAAAAATTGGATCGTCGTCCTCTAGTACTGAAAGTATTCCATTCCTGTTTGAGGCGATATATCCACCCCCATTCGCTCCCTCCATGGCAAACATATTACTTACGTCCACCCCGACATTTCGTAGCGCTTCAATACGTTCCTGTACAGTTTTGAACGATTTAAGTGGTTTGACTGGTATATTCTGGCCGGCCATAGCCAGATAGATAGATCCCAAATTTGAATCCTCACCAACTACTGTTGCTACAGTGGTAAACTCTTTCTTTCCGATTGCGAACTCTGCGCCACATTGAGGACACAAAATTTTTGTTTTTCTTTTCTTTTTACTCATCTTGAAATTAATAAATGGTTGTTAATTGATATCTGGATCTACCCATTTCTTAAGTATTACCAAATCTTTGTCCATTTTGCTTTGCCAGAACCATTTGCCCATTTTTTCAGATTCCCATTTAAGGCCATTCAGAATCTGACAAAGGACATATAGTTCCAACTCAAACTGAGCTTTTTCTCGGTGTTCGCCAAATAACATGGCATCATCACTCAGCTTCCTTTCGGGTAATGCCCTGAAGTACAAACGTGACTTACTCTCACTCCTCTCTGATGGAATTGAGTTCTTGTAGCGATAGTACAACTTTTCAACTTGTGACAGGAATTCATCTGTATCAATGCTTGGCTCGACACCTAAATCACCCTCAAACACTCCATCTTGTATGATGTATTTTCCGTTCAGTTTCAGACTTCGACTCTGGAAGTCTATTTTGAATTTTGCACCATCTTCAACATCTCGAATCGTCTCCTGATATATATTTTCCATATACTCTTATGATTATCAATTATTTGTACTCGAACCACTGACGCATTACTTTATTATTCTGATTTATACAGCGTAACTAGGTCCTGAGACTTGGGTCAGGACCTAGTATCCTGTATATTGAACCTGGCCCCTTGCACAATACCCGGTTGCGTTACCATTGAGTCTCATTTAGAAGGCACATTACTTTATTAATTTGATATGTACAGCGTGTGTGCTGGCCTTTAACCTCATATACAGCCGATAGCTGGAGATGAGGTGGTGGCCGCAATTAAAGGCTGTCCCATTGAAATCCTAATCTTGACCCATCACTTTGTGCTAAGTTTTATGTTTCATAGAAATTGTTATTATTCAGTCTCGTTAGGCTGGCACATTGCTTTACTAATTTGATATGAGCAGCTATTCTTTACTGGCGGCCACGACAATCAGGAGTCGGTCCCCAGTAACTGTAAAGCTGAACTATTAAAATCCTAACCTTGACTTTTTCACTTCGTGGTAAGTTTTTTTCGTGATTCTCAAAATATCGGCACATATCTTTAAACATTTGATGTATGCCGCGGCTCGAAGCCATAGCGGCGCGTCGGAGTGCTCAGTAGAGAGTTCCGACGCGCAGGGGGGCTTATTGAGCAGGGCACGCTAAATACTACTCCTTGAATCACGCTATTGTGCTAAAAAAAGTTCTCTAAATAACGACACATATCTTTACTTTTTTGATGTCTCCTGCGTATTTCCAGCTCGGAAGAGTCTGAAGGCGGTGAATAACACGGCCTTCAAGACTTTGTAGAAGCTGGATTAACCACGCGGGCTCTAAACTCTTATTCCTTGAACTTTATCACTGATGTGTTTCAGTTTAATTATGGATGTCAGGCAAGTGACACATTGCTTTAGTTACTTGATATTTACAGGAAAGAACCAGAATCAGGATGGATTCACCGGGTGATTAAACCGGTGAATCAAGTATGGGTTCTGGTATACTAGATCTGTAAATTAAAATTCCTTGCTCTTCATCATTCGCCGTGTGTTCGGTAGGTTCCTATAATGATGCAACCAGCGTGTTATACACGGCACGTCTTGTCAATATGGCGTTCTGCATACAGCCAATGGTCAGGTAACCTGGGATGTTGCTGTTAGTCTTGCCGCGGTTGGCTTTCACGTTCCGCCCCAGGCCCCGGACTACGCAGCCGTCGCTCTTGGTCTTGACATAACCTAAACCACCCACCTTGCGTTTTCCGGTCTCTACGGCTCTCAGACAATCCATTACGAACTTGTTCAGCTCGTCAAGGTCTTTCCGCACATTGCATACCGGCAGTATTTGTGTAGCCCAACTGAACTCCCCGTTGCCTTTGTAGAGGTAGCGGTTCACAGCGTTAACGGCTTTTGCCAGTGATACGCCCGGCTTGCCGATTGTACGCTTTTCTATTTCGTTCTGGAATGTCTTGATACGGCTGGAAGATAGCGAGATCATACTGCCTTTGATACTGAATCCAAGAAACTTGAACCACTTATCGGTAGTCAGATATTCCACTTTCTTTGGGTTTAGCTTCATAGTTTTCTCTTCCAGCCGGCTCTGGAGCACGTTCATGGCTTTCTCGTACTCTTCTCCGAGGAACAACATGTCATCCGAATAGCGTGTGTAGAAGCCATTCATTTGCGACAGCTCATCATCAAGTTCATACAGCAGCACATCTGCCAGCCAGCTTGCCACGGCGCATCCTTGTTTCAGGGACTGGAATTGACGCTGAAGGTTGTTGCCCTCGTCGAAGTACAGGTCCGAGTGGTAGTATTTTCGCAACACGTCAATCAGAGTGGAATGACCGTGCTTTGCCTCTACCATGTCAAACGCCTCGTCAATATACTGGAGCGGTACGCTATCGAAATATTTGCTGAGGTCTGACTTCCAGCCAAAGTATCCGTCTTTTTCAGTAGCTGCCATTTTATTACTTATTTCGGTCACAACCTTGCCGCATCCGGTCCCTATTTGGTAGGATTTACACGAGACATGAACCATTTCGGGCATCAGATCGAAAAGCAAGTCATTAGCGATGCTTAATATCACCCGGTCGATAGGTTCGTTCACATAAACCGTGCGAAACTCGCCGTTCTCTTTCGGTATCTGAGCGGTGTGAGGAGGTGAGATTTCATACTTCCCTTTCTGCATGGCATCAGCAATCGCTATCCGGGTGTTTTCATCGGTCAGCAATATGAGCTGATCTTTCCGGATGTCTTTGCCAACGCCTTTCTCAATCGCCTTCGTCCATCTGTCTATCTCAAAAAACTTCTCCAAAATTTTATCTGCCATATTTTGTAACTTTTCTTATTCGTTCCTTTCGTATTCAGCTCATCTATTCTCTCTTGTATACGGAATGCTTTACTCAATCCGACCGGGCCGAACGATTGTGCTTCAGAACATCCCTCATTTCCGTAAGTGAGGCAACAAGATGTTCCATCGGGATACCTGACATGTAATCGAGGTTTGCCCCAATACATATCTAAATAAATTTTGCAGGCAAAATAATCCTCCCTTTCTTGTTCGTCCTCCCATGCCGGAAGAATGTATGTTCGAGACTTCACTTGAGCATCAGGAAATCCTTCCCTATTACCCCAGAACCAATCCTTTTTCCCACTGATTACTCTTTCGTCGGTCAAGATATAGCCATAACTACGAGCTATCTCATCAGCTACTATAAGCATGATTTCATTTATATTCATATTTTTCTTTATTTAATTTTCAGCCCATTTAATCGCATTATACGAACCACCTTCACTGTCAGTATATGCATCCCAAATTATTGTAGCTTTCGAGAAGTCTTCCAATTGCTCTATCCAAAATTGCATAACTTTTTCTTCTCCGAGTATTTTCAAGTATCTCTCAGCAGCATCTCCAAATATCTTCTTTGAAATATTATAAAAGTCGTTGTCTTGTTTGTAGGCAAGGCAACTGTTAATCATTTCACGACACGATAGTTCTGTATCTATCATGATTTGCTCTGAATTTCTTTTACTAAATTCGGGCAATAGCTTTTTAGCAGCTTCTATTTGTTTACCTGTCATTTTATATATATTGTTTTGTTATGCTTTCTCAACGATTGCGATAATTTCATTATTCGGAAGGTGCATTTCACTTTTTGAAAGATAATAGTAAATATCACCATCCACTTCTTCGGCTTCATTCGAAACAGGAGGGTCCGTTTCATCGTCTATCAGTTCTTTTTCCAGTTCAATAGCAGAGACTGTAACAGCTTCTTCATCTTCTGTATCTTTAAAAATAACCAAGGGTTTTGAAGCGTATTCTTTCTTTTTCCATGTTATTGGTAAAATCGGAGCATAGACTGATTTTCCAGTCTCTGGAGAATCAATGATTTTATCATGAAAAATATAATCGTAGCTTTTATTCGGCGGAGAATGTAATAGAACAACATCATCCCCGTCTATAATTTCAGCCGGTGACCACCCAACGTCATTCGTGTAGGATACGAAAATTTCTATTCTACAACTGTCATATCCTACGACCATGCCTCTCATTATAGCCGTTCCTTTTGGGTTGTCACAGTTCTTGAAGGCTATTTCTTTTCCTAAATTCTCTTTTACGAATTGTTGAATATCCATACTATCGCTTCTTTTTATTAGCTTTTGCTTCTTGTATTTGTCCTCTCATTAGATAAAGAATGGCATCTATATTTCTGATACTTTCCTCGTTATCCCTCAGCGCATAAAAATAAGCAGTAGCTTCTCTATAACTATCAGCTATGCTTCTCATGTTCCTGTTCCTAACATCACAAATTTCATTGTAAGAAAGGTTATACCCCACAAATTCTCCCATGAAAGTATGACTTGTTAGCCCTCGTTTTTCATCATAAATAATTTGTACTGAGGCTTGATCAATGTCATTACAACGCTTGCCAAGCAGTTCGAGCATTTCTCCAATATGCTTTTCATGATATTCATAAGCAAAGAACTTATCAAAACATACATTCTTGTTATAAGGGAAATCACCAGCGAAATATTCATACCACAATGCATCACACTTTATATGCTGTATTGTCAGTTTATAGATGGCTTTTTTCCGGTTAAGGAATTTGAATCTTGATAAAATTTCAACTTTAACAGTCTCCTGATAGCAATCCTTCCAGTTCTGTTCATCTGCACCGGTTCGTGGTGGAATGAAAGCTTGCTTAAGTATCCATTCACCAAATCCGGTGCGGGTTACATACCAGTTCTTTTCTACATCATTCCATGCCGTATAACAGCTTTCTTCTAATGTAGGGAAAGAGTTTGGAAATTTAGTACGATCATTTCCGTCACGTAGAATCGCATGTCCATACTTGTCACAAATGATAAACATGATTCCTGGACTACATTCAAAGTCACGTTCACAGTATCCATAAGGAGCATCACAAAGCCAGCTCCATTCGTGTTCACCTGATGTACTACGACCTACATATCGGCGGGGTCCACCTTTCTTGGGTTTTACCGACCATACCTCCATGCACTGTCCCTTATCAATATGATGTAATTTTACTTTCAATACTTTCATAACTGATATATTTTTAATGATTTTACAATGTTGTTTTCCAAGAGTAGAGATTCATTTTACCCTTACGGTGAGTAAATCCCAATCTTTTTTTATTATTTTTCATCTTTCTGCTCAGTTTTTCTAAAAAACACTGGGACATAGCTCGCCCGTTAAGGCGATTTAAGGGCATAACCCACTAGACCACCAGTGCTACAAACTAAGGCAGATACGGCGTCTCACGACGCAATTTTGAGATATAAATAATAGGAATTTGTGGGCATCACCGGGTACAATCCGGACATAGTTTCAATATTAAAGCCCGTGAAAAAAGCGTGAACACTATCGTACTCACGCCTTACTATAAATTAGAAAATATAGTTTTTAAATCAGATGATTATCAGGACCATGTTAATGAAACACCGCCTATCTGTTCAATCCGGGTAAAGATTTGCTTTACTCTATTCCAGGTATCCTGGCTGTTAAAAGTCTCTTTAGGAAGGTTGTGCTCAATGATAAGCCGGAGCAACTCTTCATCAGGGCGTGGAATCACAAAAGCGTATTCAAAATTATACACTAATTGCCCGGAATATACTGTGAACTGATACTCTGTTATATTCTCCCTTTCCTTGTCGTAAAGATTAACTTTACCCAAGAAGCATTTACCATGCTCCAAATGAAATGCGTGGATAATGGCACGTGAAATGTCATTGATAGAACTGTCAAATTCACTCGCTCCCCCATTCATTCTATGCCGCATAAAATAAGCAGTCGCCTCTTTTGATAGCTCTTCTAAAGAAAGACTAATATATTTGTTCATATTCGAATCATTTTAAATCCAATGTATAGCTGTGTCTTTTCCTTTCTCATTTGCAAATTTGAGTGCTTTTCCGTAATCCTCAAAAGCACCTAAAAAACCGTTGGCGTAATCTTCATCATTAGATTTATACATATCATGTGTGAATACTCCAAACATACCATGATACTTTTCTTTAATTTCTTTTTTGCTCATACCTTAATTGTTTTGGTTGAAGTTATAATATTCTTTCACTCGGTATATTGTAGCATCTCCGTCTTTATAGTAAAATCTTGCGGACATTAATTCATTTCCTTGCAAATCAGTAATAACTCCATATAAGCATGATTTACACTCTTTAATGACAAGTCTTCTACTTTCATGGATTTTATCAAAAACCACTTTCATTACTATTTTAATTTGAGGGTTATCTATTAAAGAATTTAAGAAGTCTATTAGCCTCTCTTTTATCCCTGCCAACATAAATAACATTGTTTATTTTCCGTTTACGGATAATGTATGCTGGTCTGTTCATAATCTCAAAGTAGGCAAGCCGATAACTTTCTTTGAGAGAAAAAGACTTGTCGGAAGGCTCTGCCTACGACATATAAACTCTCCTTTTTTTGTGTTCCTCTTCTTCATTACTATTTTGTTCCACGCCCATCTAAGACTATTCTCACTCCGTTTACCATGCCCAAATGCCTTAGGTATACTTCATCGGGATAAACATATCTTTTATCACCACCATACATTCTCATTGTGTGAGAACCGTCTATTTGAACACCTGTGTTACCATATCCTGACGGATATTTTTCACCAATAAACACAAGCCTTTCAATGTGAGTATACGCATCTGACACACAAACAATGTGACACCCATCTGTACGAAGAAGGTGTTCAGATCCCGGCTTCATCGTTTTCTTACGTTCTTCAAGTTCTGTGACAATATCAACATCATCACCAAATTTACGTCCTTGATAAATTGGCTCTGATAACTCATAATATCTTTGGGTACAATTAGTTGATACCAATTTTGCTATAATTTCTTTCATTTTTATTTTTGATTTACTCTATAATACTTCGGTCGGAAGCTCTACGTAAAATCCTTAGCAATTGTTTATAGTTTGCTCAGTTAGCTGTTGCAGTGGAAATTCGATTGTATAAAATTCTTCGTTTGTATGTTTGCCGAATGCCTCATATCTGGCATTTCCACCACGGGATATCACGATCTTGTAAAAATCCAAGCTGTTTTCGGGTGGAGTCAGCTCGTCCTGTTCGTCGTCGTCCAGTTCTACAAATACCCACTCTTTGCCTGCCAGCAACTCTTCCATGTCAGGCTCTTCATCTCCCGATTGGAAGAATTCCACCGAACCGTCATAAAACCTCATTGACTGGAAATTATAATCGTCCTTGAAAGGTTTGACAGCCTCAAGCCTTTTTGCCTGTAGCTTACTCCAGTCTTCTGACAAATCAATAAGTGCGAACTCGCAGCAATCCCATTCACTGTTCGTATTTGCCCTGATTAAAATATGTGCTGTCGGTTTGTCTGATGTTTTCATTATTTTGATTTTAATATGTTAATATTCCCATCCTTTGCATATCTTATTGGCGTTTAGTAATGTGGAACGCCGTATCCATTTATTTCGGCCTTTCTTAACGTTTCTTCTGAATCTTATAATAGAGTTGTTCCTAATTTTTCTTATGGCTCTATGTTGTTATCCACTAATTATTATTGTGTACAGTAATGGATATTCTTTGATTTCACATAGGCTGGAAATAATCCGATTTTCCAGCGCCTTATGTTGTTCTTGATAGGTCATAATTCACACCTTTATATTAATCCATATTTTTACCTTAATGCTTAAAAAGGTTACTGAAACAGTTATAAGTTACAGTTGTTGCCACTATTACTTATCACTATTGCATAGCTAACCTACATGCACCTATCCAGTTACCTTTTTTATCGTAATTATTCGCAAATAGTTTCTTTTGACAATCCAGGCATATACCCGAAATGATGGTTTCTCGTTCCGGCACACTTAAGTATGGAAAACAATCTTGAGCCGGTTTATTCATAGCAAACCGTAACAGGTAATCCCCATATCGCACCTTTACTTCAGTTGTGTTCTTGCACATACTGCACTCACATTTGACGGTATAGTTCCGTTCTTCGGGTATAATTTTTCTAATTTTTTCCATATTATCGCTTATTTTTAATTTTATATAGCATATCTGATACATAACACCATAATAGCACGTAAATTAGAGAGCCAAGTATTCCTATATAAAGCATGAGCACCACATGTGAAAAAATCCCAATCATATACATGACAAGGAATAGCATTACACCAATATAAAGTATTATTTCATGCAGTTTAATAAGAACACTCAAGTTCTTTTGGACTTGTCGCTTAAAATAGCTTAGGATTGTAATCCGACTGATTTTTCTATTTCTCATAACTTATCTATTTTATTGTTTAATATTCCGATAGTTACAAATTTACAACATCACTCTTCACCTCCCTATTAAATAGGATAACAGCGGGATGCAGATTGTACAGCTAAGTACAATTTAAACAGTCCTACTGCACTGCATCAACCGTGTCATGTCGGGGGATGGGAACGGCGTTTCACAACGCAAAGAAGTTTGTAGAAGTTAAATTTGTAGAGTAAACTGCCTGGGGTTCAAACCCAGCAAAGTGTATATTACAGTTCAAAAAGGCTTTTGAGAAAACGGCGCGAACCCAGTGATTCGCGCCGGAAAAAATCTTTGTGTATCGCGTTTCATTTTTGCGTGTGTTACAAAAAAAGAAAAGGATTGCGTTTTGGTAAAAAAGACAATAAGGAATTTTCGCAAAACAGGGCACACTGATAACGTGTTAAGGCGTTATACAGATGTTTCTACTCCTTAAATCGGCTCCGCGCTTTTCCGCTAAAATCAGCGAAACCTGCAAAAACTTCACTGCGGTAAACTTCACTGCAACTTTCCCCGCAACACAAAAACAGGTAGCATATATCTCACCTATCTTATTAAATTTGTCACAGTATAGCTGCATTTTTTCATACGTACAATCGGACACAATGGTGACGTAATCCTGATATATGTTCAGATGAACGATTTCAGTAAAACGCACATTATTCACCAAGCACTTTTGTATATTCACGCCCAAATACTTTTGGATGTTATATATTTGGTCTATGCTTGGTTTCTTCTTGTACTTTTTTACACGTTTCCCGATTTGGGAAACATAATCTCCAAGACAATACATTTCTCGCATAACATTTCATTTTAGTCATTGCACACATTGGGGGAATCGAACCCCCAATTTTATGCCACGGGATACCGCTTTTGCAATATCCCGTTCATATTGTGTGTTGTCAAGCTGCAACCGTTGCAACTTCTTCTTTCTTCGCTTGCTTCTTTTCTGTTTTTGCAGCTTTCACGGCTTTTACAGCTTCCGCTCTTTCGGCGTTTTCATCTGTATTTTCAACAATCTTTTTTCTTGTCGCTTTCGGAGCTGTTTTCTTTGCAGTTTTAGACTCCATAGAAGCTGTTTTACTTGGCTCGTCTACTTCTTGCAGTTGCTTCAGTACGTGTGCCTCAATGTTAAGCATACTCCACGCACTCTCCGCAATTTTGTAAGAATGTTCTTTCAGCATTTTGTTTGTCGGGTAATCTTCACGAGTTTTTGACTTAGGCGTGATACCAATCCGTTTCTCTATCAAGTCCAAATTGTACGTTGATGTGTCAAAAACTAATTCTCCGGCATTGTACATAAGTATGTCAAACTTGTCTAAGTTACGGAAAATGTTTCCACAACGCAAGTCCTTCTTCGCAAGTCTCTCAATCTCGAATTTGACAGTCCATGTGTTATAAAACATAGATTTCCAAGCATTTTTCAGCTCGTCAACCGTAGGAACTTTACTTTTTGCGTAAAGCGCCACACGTTCAAGCACAATTAGCTCGTCTTTGTTTCTATTACGTAACACGACATTGCTAACAGGACGCTCTAACAGCATAGCTGCAAATTCTGTAAATGAATAAACACTCACGATTTCTCTTTTTTCTACTACGTTAATTGTCTTCATAATGGTATAGTATTAAAATGTACTGAATTGTACATAGTTCGTGGGGCTGGAATCGAACCACCCCCACGATAAGACGTACTTAGTACGTTAGTCGGATAAGTGTATCTTTGTCTATTCTGCAAATAACTAAATGAATGTAGTTCATACGTTCTAATGCAGAATAGATAAAAAGAAGAACGTTAAAATTACATTCAGTCAAGCGAAAAGATTTACCCAATAAGCGGGCAATTCGCTTTGTGTGCTCTATGTTTTACGTAATATATATTTTGCCTAATACAATTTAGCCTTAACTCTTTTTCGTCAAACAGTTCGTTACCGCTTATTTGCTCGAATTATTTTTTTTAGTCGTACCAAAAGTAAATAGTATATTTACGGATTATTCGCACACTGCAAAGTACTAACTTTGCTTTTTGTTCTCTACAAAGAACTTTTTTTTGTCCGTCTCGTTTCCGTTCCGGTGAAAGCTCTTTTTCAAACGATAGTAAAAAAGTCAAATAAAAAATTTCGTTTCGATAAACTTTTAAATCTTTGTTTTTGTCCCTCTCGTTTCCGTTTGGGAACAACACTAAAGTAATAAACTAATTTGGAATAGCAAATTATTTCTATCTTTTTTTTCTAATATTATTCCGTAAATGGCTGAAAGCCAATAAGGTACACCTACGCGCGAGAGACATTCATAAACTATTGATATTCAACTATTTACAAACTACCTGTTTTATTGAAAAAAAAATATTTTCTCTATTTTTTCAAAAAACAGGAATATAAGTAGAATAACGAATTGAAAGTTATTTGTAATTATATTTTAAACGTTGATTTTCTGATAGTTAGCAAAACAGAGAATAGCTTTTAAATAGTATATAACGACTAAAAAAGTTTTTTTTGATTAAAATTGATAGCAAATAATATATATAGACATAATTAGAACGACTTTTAATAAAAGACGACCTTATAACCGTTTGATTTACAACAGTATAATAATTTAATATAAAGATTAGGGTAGGTGTACCCTGAGTGGTGATTCCATACGTGCCCGGAGGGTAAATTTTCAAGTCTCGTTTTTAATTGGATTTTAAGCGTTGCTAGCAAAATAGTTTTCGATTTTATTTTTTGTATGAATATAAGAACACACATAACAAATAATTCATTCTATATTTAAGCAAAATAGCTTTTTGTATTTAGATGAACAATCAGAATCTATATATTTATATATATTATTACACATACATTCTAATTATATCATTATTACACACTTGCAGTCAAAAGCTGAGAATGAATAGACTATTTGTTTTTCTCATCAAGTTATTGTGTTTTTTCAAACACACAACCTTATATAATACTCCATTCAGGTCTCGCATATACAGTTATGCCTATTTACTTATTTGTTCAGTTTGATACCCTATTTAATGGCGTTAAATATTTATTGTTTTAAATAGAACTTTTTTATTTCGAAGTTTAAATGGTATCTTTGCAATAGATGTATAAATTCTATAAAATCAAAATAATACAAGAATATATTTTAGTATTTGAAACTTGAAATGAAAAACAGGACCCAAATTCTATCATTTATCAAGACAATCAAGCCAAAGACTGTAGTAGATAAAAAGAAAATTATTCAATATTGTTCCCAGATGGGAATACAATTTGCGTTCAATGCCAATAATGATGATCTTAAACGAACCACCTTCAAAGAGTTCCTAACTTGGGCTAATAACGATTCCCCAGAAATAGGCAAAATACTTGTTTATCCAAACCCTTTTGTCACAATTGGCATTGTATCTATGGTGACTCCCGAACAAATTTACCTAGGACCAGCCTTATTTGGAGAAGATGGATTGGTCATCAACAACGTTGAGAAACCAACATCCGGATATAGAGAGGCTACAGAACAAGAGACTCTAAAACTACATCAAGTGCTACTAAATAAAGGCTTTTGTTGGAATCTATGGCAAAATAAATTTGTAAAAAGTATCTATATCCCAAGGCAAAACCAATTTGTAAGATTCCGGTCCTATACCACCAACCATGAAGGCGTAGGGATATTTAAAAAAATCACAGACACTGGAGATATTGTAATGTATTGCGTTAAATCAGACAATTCTCCAATACAATACTCCCTGCATGAAGTTATAGGAAAAAAGGATTGTTATCAGTTTGCTGCAGCCACCAAAAAAGACATTCGCGCTTTGAAAGACGAATTGTATCAAGTCGGAAAAATCTGGAATGGTTATTATAGTCGGATACAACCTGTTGAATTTTTCGTTAATAACGGCGAGGAATACTGTTACATATCTGATAAAGGCAAGATTGAACATGGACGTAGAAACAACTCGATTGCATGTAAAGAGAGAATCGCTTTTGGTAATATTTTTGCAGACACTAAACAAGCCGAAGATTTTCTGCGCAAAGTACAAGAAATAATAAAGAGTGAATTATGCAAACCGACAGTTGAAGGCAATGCCTTAAAACGCATCAAAGAAGCCCGTAGTTAAACGTTTGCCTTCAAAACATATCCGTTCATCCATTTACATGGCAAAATTCAGCACAGGGAAAAAGAAAGCGGTTCTATTGAAGATATTGCCTAAGGATGTTCATATATATAATTTTAAGATACACTCTAAATAGCTTTTAGTTTTAATGTATACCACCTAAAATACCTATAGAACAATATAATATCTTTTTAATATAAAGACAAACCCATAGGGTTTGCTATATAGTCCTCTCTTTTTGGTTCTTTTTCTAAGGTTTAGAAAAAGAACAGTTTCTTTATTAATATTCTATATAATAACCCTATATATACTCTTACTATAAATATATATTATAATATCTTTATATATAACTTATATATTATATAGATGATAGTTTTCCAAAGGGGGGGGTAACCCATTTTAGTTACCCCCTGGATTCAGACATATTTCCAGCATTTCTAATCGGGATCAGGGAAAGATGGATATTTAAGGGATGAAATGAGACGGGTATGTCTCAGTTTTACAATTTCTCTTTCAGCTATATCTTCGACTAATCTGCCCTGTTTGAGATACATCTCACAAAACTTTATCAACTCATCAACATTATTGGTACATGAAAGGATATTCACCAACTTCCCATACACTTCCAGATCGAATGAATAATAAACCCTGTTTCCCAGTTTGTTATTCCACTTCCTCAAAAGTTTCATATGGATGAGTTTCTTTACGGAGTTATTAAACGCATTTTTACTGATTCCCATGCGTTTTATATATTCTGCATTACTCCAGTTAGTTGAAAAGCCATGCTTCTTAAGATATTCAAAATTTATCATATGCAAAATGAAACGGGTCTCTGATGGGGTAAAAAGGTATGAAAGACCTAAAGGATATTCCACGTATAAAAACTTTCTCAGACATTCATTTCTCATCATCTTCTTTGTTTTGTTTTCAAAATTCTAAATTAAAACTTCTACAATTATAAATCTGGTATTTTCAAAATCAAGCTCTGTGCTTCATTAAAGCGTGCAAAAACGTTCAATACCTTTTCAACATTCTGTTCATCAATCCAAGTTTTAGCAACTTGCCAACTTATGGATTTATTAAATTGGTAATTATCCAGTTTAATCGTATGATGTGAAAGCTTTCCTTCTGTAGGCTTCAATCCTAGATCATGCAGCTGGCACAACCCATTCTCAAAAAAGATGCATCCTTTCTCCAGCTTTTGTGCCTGAATCATTCGGATAGTATAATTAACCCTTCCAAGAAACAACCCAGTAGCCCACTCCGTCAATGCAAGTTTATCAATAAAACCAGCATCAATCAGACTCAAAATGTCATCTGGAGTTCCTAAGCAGGGAGTTCTCAGACACTGTTTTTTACACTCTTGACATTTACAACCTATCGGTTTACGTCCAGTTTTCCGTATTATCTTCTCAAATATAGATTCACTCATTACTTTCATGTTAAATATTGATTACTATTCCTTTGCTTGTGTACCCAGATTTTTGGATTTCCATAGTTCTAGAATATATTCACGACCAGCAGGCGTCCATCTTACTTCTTTGTTATATGTATTTGTCTTCCCTTTCTTGTTTTTCCAGTAATATGGGACTACACATTGAAGAAGTGCATGATTCTCATGTACAACTAACTGTTGATTTTTACGTATGCATATTTTCTCTTGCAAGAGGAAATTATGTAATGTCCGGGTACTTATTTGAAGTTCTTCAGCAATTATACTGGACTTGAAATAATCCCGGTTTTCTATGAATTTCTGATAAAATTCAACTTTGGGCTTGTTCTTTGCCGCTTCCTCCTTAAGTTCCTTTATTTCTTCGAAAAGGGTAACAGTTAATTTTAAAGCTTCATCCATTGTTTGGGGTACTGAATAACCACTAACCAAATCAGAGTGTCCCCTACTCGGCTTACCAATAGATTCATTTTTTTGAATCACTGAATCAAATTGTTCTACTTTTAGTTCCAATATCCTGTCACCACACCACTGAGCAAAATCTGCTGACAGCCATTCAGCAAACCCCTGAACTAAAAACTCATCTATCCATGTTGCACCATTAATACCTCTAAGTGTAATCACCTGGCCTTCATAAGATGTGGATTTTCCACCGGAAACCAACGAATGACGGAGTTCCGAAGTGGATTTAAAACGTATCCATACAGCCGGGGATTTTCCATAAGCTTTAGCCATTTCTGTCGCATTCACAAATATTTTACCGTTACCTATTTTGAAAGTTATAGGAAACTTATCCATGAAAGTGAATACAACAGGCGTTTTTTGGTCGATAATAAAGAGGTCAATTCCATTATCCCTAAAACTTCCTGCCCATATTTCCAGTTCCTCACAAAGTCTTTCCATCAGCTTACTTTCATTTTTGAGTAGAAAGACCAGCTTACTTACATCTCTGGGGCGAATGGCGTACAAGGGTTTATCATTCTTCTTAAAAATGATTCTACTACTGGACGGACACAAGTTCTGTGCTTCCCTAGTCTCCATCATCATTGGTCGTTTAAGTACTTTACATAAGTCATATAGACATATCCAAGTTCCATTTGCACCTCCTTCTCTTAAAATTCGTATCGGCTTGTTCCTAAAGTCGATTACCTGATAACCTTCTCTAGTCTTCATCTTCCCGCCTTCTTTTGTTTCTGGAATGATGAGCCTTACGCCTATGAGCCATATCTCTAACAGAACGATAACTTCTATTGGTTTCTCCACATAGCTTATCAAATTCTTTTAATTGCAAAGCACCAATATCTTCCAGGGATACTTCTACATTCTCATTAGCGTAGCGGTAGTAGTAGCCGCCAGTCGAAATATAAAGACCGGTACAAGCAAATGAAATAGATTGAAGGTTACCACCAGAATACTCTGCGGTCGTGTTTAGAGATCTTAGAATACCGATAAGAACTTGTGCACCATTGAAAACTAGTACCAATTTCGAATCTTTAAAAGGTTTTTTCATCATGTTTTAAAAGTTTAGTTATTTGTTCCTCTGATAATCTGTCTTTAACCATTAACGCCAAGCATGTATCTGAAAGTACAATACCGTCTAGTAGCATGTCCGACATTCTTTCCAGTATATGTATTCCAAATGCTGGATCAACGTAGGCTACCAGTGCCAATGCTAAAGATTCGTCAATTAAAAAATGTCCCCTATCGTTCATAATGATTAGACTGTCAGGCTTCAACTCATAAGTGTCACATACGGATTTTATCCAGAATGCAAACTGAGCACTAAAATCTATTACAGTATGTTTATCGGCATTCCCTTTGTTTTGAATATAATGCGTTGCGTCTGCATACGCAATGCCCTTTGCCGATGTGGCGAACAATAGTTCCGGGAACTCTCTGTACTTCATCTGAGTACAGGTAATGTTTTCAATGTTCATTCTCTTTTTCTCATACTTATTTTTATTAATGTTAAAACTTTGCAAATATAGAGCTTTACTTTTTCAAAAAAGAGTGTATTTAACCTACATATCTCATATTTATTTCTCTTTTAATACTGAATTACAGTAAATTATACAACTGTTAATAATAGAACTGAAAAAGGCCATCCAAATTACTTGAATGCAAGTCAGGTCTGTATCAATCGTTTATATTTTTAAACTTAATGTCTTTTTTTGTTAAAAACAACCTTGTCACTTCTCAGAATGCTATTCCTCTTAAAAAACAATAAAAAACAAGGTGACAACAGAAGGCACATTCAACCACGAACTTCTGGAAAGTATTTTTCGTACCAGCAAAAAGACTATCCAGGAATATGTAAGGGAAGTAGACCGTAATAATCGGTACCGTTCCATACGGGGACAAACTACCGTAGTAGGGACAATATTAGATGACCGGGCACAACTCATAGACTTATATGACGCCTGCCTCCAACAGGATGCCCACATCCGCTCTGTTATTGAGACTTTGGAATCTCAGATTTTAGGCGACAGATATATGTTAGCTAAACAGAATGAAAAAGGGAAATACGTTAAGGATATAGAACAGACTCATTTAATACAAGGTTCTCAGTTTGACACTATCATCAAAGGAATTGTCGAAGCTAAGTTATATGGGTTCACCCTTTTGGAGATTATGCCGAATACAAATCCAAAAACGGGAAAACTGGCAGAAGTGAACATTGTAGAACGAAGGAATGTACTGCCGGAACAGAAGGTTGTAGTCAAACGGCAAGGAATCTGGTATCCAAATTGGGATCTTGATTCTGCAACATACAATAGAAACTACATACTGATAAACTGCAGAGACCTTGGATTATTTTCAGCCACGACTCCTTTAATTCTCGCCAAAAAGTTTACAGTAGCCAACTATATAAACTTTTCCCACACCTATGGACAGCCCATCATACACGGAAAGACGGTTAGTGAGAATAATGGCGACAGGAAGCGTTTAGCTCAAGATATCGCCAATGCTGCACAAAACAAAGTCATTGTTACCGGTCTCGAAGATGAAATTGAGATTAAGACATTCACAATGAGCAACTCTGAAAAGATATATACAAGCATCATCGAGTTTGTCAATAGCGAGGTAGCTAATTTGATTTTAGGAAGTGAAAGTATGGCTGGTGGTATGCAGAGTTACGTCGGCTCGACTAAAGCACATCAGGATATATTTCGTGAACGCATAGAAGTTTATCGCCGATTCATCGAAAACGTGATGAATGAGGAAGTGCTGCCAAGACTGGTAGACATGGGATATATCAAACCCGGATTGGAGTTCAAATACAGTAATCGGATTGAGATGAACAATGAAGACCGTATCAAGCTGTACGGTCTGATAACCGACAAATACGAGGTTAGTGCCGATGAGATTGAAAAGGAGTTCGGGATAAATGTAGGTCGGCAGATCAATGTGTTATCTGCGGACAGTAGTTTGCCTTCTGCTTCCGGTAGTTCATCGAATGACAGGCGTATCATGTCAGAAGAGGAGTACTACAGGCGTTATGGGCATCCCAGAGAGAGCAAGGTCGCAAATTTTATCATGGGAGCAGGAAAGTAAACGACGGGTTCCTGCTCCCGGAAGCCGGCGAAGTGAAAGCCTTTGATAAAGAAAAAGAGAGCCAGACGCATGAAGAGTTCTTATTGATATTACCCTTGTTCCGGAAGTTAATACTAACTCAGAAAGATACCGCTGGTTCTTATGACATTTTGGAAGAAATGATTTCTCTTAGAGCATCATTTCTTTTGGATCGTGTATTCGATGGCATGCATATGAATTTTGACAAGGCACTAAACTTGCTCCGTAACAATAATGAGTTTACTACCTTACAAGAGAAAGAGGAAAGGGATATTCTGGTTGCTGCAATAGACAATCTGGTAGATTTTGCAGCTGCCGAAGAATATACATTGATGAGGGAATTACCTGATGAAATAGATACAGAACATCCAGAACTTTATGAAGGCTTATGCAAAAAATACAACGAAGTGTATGCTTTACAAGAGAATGAGGATACTCTCCATGCGGCGACGATAGCAGCATGGTGGATTACTATTCCGCGAGAAACACTCATCACTTACATGACTCAGGGAGATGAACGAGTCCGCGCATGGCATCTTTCAATGGAAGGACTCACTTTTCCAAAGTACGAGTTTCCGGAAGCATTGATTCCACCAATTGAGCACGGATGCAGATGCTATTTAATAACAGAAGGTTCTATGCCAAACGTACACGCATCCCTGAAAAGAGATAAAGATTATCAGAAAAAGGTAAATCCGGTATTTTTCGGTAGTCTCGCACGCAAGGGGAAAATATTTTCTCAATCCCACTCATATTTCAAGAGTGCATTACCGGAGAAGGTAGAGGCGATTGTTAAACGTATTAAAAATAAATTTTATCTATAATGGACTTAACCCCAGAACAATTCTGTGCACAATGGGTAAACGAGAAGAGAGAACCACTGTTATCCAGCAAGTTAGAGTTTAACATGAATAATTTTATCACTGATGCGGGAAAATACACAAAGGAATGTTTTGAGTCATCATTCAGCAACCAAATGTTTTATCGCAGTGGAAAGCCCTGGAAGCCAAGAACATCCAGATGGGGAAAAATGCGTAATCATCCTATATTGAAACATACCGGAGAATTGTTAGGAGCAATCCAAAATATTGCAAATCAACGACATACAAGGAATCGGCATCGTGAAAGTTATACCATCTTTACACTGGAAGAAAATCACGGGCAAAAAGCCAGTAAAAAGTACAAAGGCAAAGGATATGCCGCCGTCCACAATACAGCCCCGGAGTTCCAGAAGTATCATGTAAATGGTAGAAGTAAACGCAAACCGGTTCAAAGACAGTTCATTGGGTTCAGCCCCTATATCGATGAATATATACTACAACATTTTGTTCCCAAAATTTTTGAAGGATTCCCTAAATAATATGCTAAAAGAAAAGAACACACAACCTCAGGTAGAAAATAAAGAGGAAATAAAGAGGATAGTAACGGAAGAAGCCGTTTCAGAAAACCCGTTTATAAACATGTATGATGCGGTAAGGCGTGCTATCGATACAGTCAAGGAAGATGAAGACAACCCGCTCAGCCCGCCTTTCTTTAAAACTGTTGAAATAGACAGCGGGCAATTTGAGCGTATAATTCGTGATGAAAACTTGGAATACGAAGTTGCCTTTCCTGCCATATTCATCCATTTTATCAATGTGAGATACCTTGTCCAGCAACAGCGGCTGGGTGAAGGCAGGGCCACAATGCGCATTAGGTTTATCCTGAACAATCTCAATAACCGTGATTCTACAGTTGAATGTGCCCCATTTTCTGTTTTCCAACGTATCAATGTCGCCATTCAGGACGCAAAGAACCATGAACCTGCACTGAACGAAAGGTGTAATCTGACATACTTTGATATGCCGCGAACAGTTAATATGCTTCAAGCATATTGGATAGACTATGAAGTTTGGTTCCGGGAGTCTACAGCATGGAAGTACCGAAATTGGGTGGAGAGATATTTGGTCATGCCGCCCTTTACCGATCACACCGACGCACTGGGACACGATACAGGTGGGCATAAAGTTCACCCCAAACCTGATTATGAAGAAGCAACAGGTTTCAGACCTTCTGTTGAAAATCCGGAAGCCGATGGTGAGGAAGAAGGTGTATAACCTGTAACCCTGAAAAGAAGCGGGCAAGGTTCTGCAAACATTTATAATTGTCTTTATCTATTCTTGTGAAACTAACCTTAAATTATGGACACAAATGAATTTAAAAACATCGTCGGAGAAGTACGCCCCAACGAAATTGCGACAATACGCTTCTTCGGGAAAGTAACAGAGGAGTCTACCGCCATATTTAATTCTGAATTTGATTTTCTGGAAAACGTCATACGCCCGTCAGCGATACGGGTACTCATCAATTCCGAGGGCGGCTCTGTGCTTTACGGAATGAGTACCTATTCAACAATCCAAAACTCTAAAATTAAAACAGAATGTATCATCGAGGGTATGGCTGCGTCGATGGGGTCCGTACTTTGGGCAGCAGGTAACCGTTCCCTGATGCGTGACTATTCCATATTGATGATCCACAACCCCTTCTTGCCGGAATCCGAAGATAAGGAGTGTTCCGATATGGTGAAAGCCTTTGTAGGACAGATCGAAACCATATATAGAAAAAGGTTCGGGCTCACGAAAGAACAAGTAAAGGCTATTATGGATGGGAAAGCCGGACGGGATGGGACATTCTTTGATGCGAAAACAGCTGTTAGTGCCGGTATCATCCCTGCAGAAAATATTCTGAAAACAACCAAGCAGCTTTGCGAAAAAGTCAAAAATGCAATGAATGGCATTGAGGATATCGATAAAATTCAAAATATGATGGAAACATTCAACCTGGAAGCGGTTGACGCAGTGGAAGACGAAAATAAACTAAATGAAGAAGAAAAAACTACTCTTGAACAAAAAGAAAACAACGAACACAAAATTAATATGGCAGAAGAAAGAACAATCCCATTTGAATATGCCGCCGTAGCAGCATCATTAGGCATGAAAGAAACTTTTGAACCTAAAGACGTTATGGCACGAATCTCTGAACTAATCTCAGTAGAAGCTAGACTCACCGAAACACAACGAAACCTGAGTGATGCAAATACTGTAATTGCCGGTAGAGATGCTACCATACAAAATCTGCAAAAAGATTTGGAAAGCGTGACGAGCAAACTCACTGTATTCGAACAAAAAGAACTGGAAGAGAGAAACTCAAAGATTAACAAACTGGTGGATGATGCTATCGAAGCAGGGAAAATCGGCAAGGAAACCAAACCCCAATGGGTAAGCATGGCAGAAGCTAACTTTACTTTGGCTGAAAGCACGTTGAGTTCTATTCCAGCGCGTGAACAAATTACCCAGGAGATTGCAAATGATCCAAAAAACATTCAGGCTGCTACAGAAACGATTAAAACTGTAGAAGAGAAAATGTCTGAAAAGGTAAATGCCGTTGTAGGAGAAAAATTTGAATTCAAAAGGCTTGAATAAAAGACCAACGACACACAAGAACTAAGCACATAAAATGGGCTAAACAGCCCAAACAACACAAAACCTAAATCTAAAACACAAAGTATGGCAGACACAGTAAATCTACTTCAGAATGGCTACGCCGGTGAGGTATTGGAGGATTTGTTGACCTACACAGCCCAAGGCAATGACACATTCAAGGAAGGGTTGATCCATGTGAAAAGTGGAATACAACATAAATATACTTTACCTGCGGTTAAATTGGGAGATATTATTCAAGATAATATTCCAACCCCGCTTTCTACACATGGTGCCAAAGGTCCTGATGGCGAAAATGAATACACTTTCACAGAGAGATACCTGGAACCTCAAGAATTCATGATTTACCTTGAGTTTAACCCTAAGGATTACGAGAAATACTGGAAATTCGCACAACCTGACGGCAATCTGGTTTTCCGCGAACTCGATCCTAAAATCCAAGCAACCATGCTTAGGCTTCTGATTGAGAAAAAGAATGAGTACATAGGCAATGCAATTTGGACGGGTGCCAAAGGAGGCACAGTAAGTGCCGGCATCACAGAACCAGCAGATTGCACGAAAATCGGTAGCCGAAAAGAAAAATATTTCGACGGTGTGATCAAACGTATCATAGATAATGTGAGTGCAACAGATGCCGAAACTCTGGCTGGAGGTCAGGTTATCGTGTCCGGCACGACAGAGCTAGCAGATGGAGAAGCGGTAGAACAGGCATTATATTCGATGTGGAAGAAATGCCCCAAACAAATCAGAAAAAAGAACAATCTATATTACGTAATAGGATGGGATTCATGGGATTTATATGACCAATATGCATCCAATAAAGTTTACAAATATTCCGAAAATACAGAAACAAACAGATACAAGTTTAAAGGAAAGCGTATTGTCCCCATCGTCGGGATTCCCGAACACACCATTGTTTTAGCTGATTTTTCAACAGGCATGGATTCTAACTTATGGATGGGTGTAGACTACGCCAATGACACTGAAGTTGTTAAGATCGACCGCCTTCAGTCAAATTCAGAACTTTTCTTCTTCCTGGCCCGTATGAAAATGGATGTGAATATCGTAAGACCGGCAGAGATTGTTATCCATACTGCCTACAAAAAGACTGTATAACTTTAAATCTTAATTCTTTAATCTACAAGGGAGTGGGGCAAAACTCCATTCCCTTCTTCACATTAAGAACCTAAACTATGGCTAAACTAAAAAATACGGCAGAAGACGAAACACAAAACACTGAGGTAAAAGAAGAAACTCCTGCATCAACACCCAAAGAAAAACAAAAAGAACAGGAGAAACAGGAAGAGTTGGCATCGGTAGTCCCACTCAAAAAAACGGCTGCTAAGAATGGCATGACGGAACATGAACCTGATGCACAAGTAACAGCTATTTTGAAAGTTAACTGCAAATATCAGGAACTGTATGTCGACAAGCAGGGAAGCGTTTATACTATTGACACACTGCCGAACATCAGAAAGAATGCGATCCTCTATAAAAATCCTTTTTACAAACCTTTATACATGTAA